AAATACTCTCAGTGGGGCTCGAACCCACGACCACAAGGTTAAAAGCCTTGCGCTCTACCGACTGAGCTATGAGAGCACATATATATATATAATATATTCTTTATATATTTTTAATCTTTATATAATGCATAATTGCTATCATAATATGGTAATACTATATAACCATTTTTAGAATTTTTTTTTTTCCATTTTTTAAATTACAATAAAATTTTTTGTAATAAAGCATATTTTTTGTTATCAAATTAAAAAGTAAATTAATAATTATAAATAATATAATTATAGATATTATTTTATAATATATACTTACTTTATTTGATATCAAAATATTAAGAGAATATAAAATTATAAATAAAAATATTAAAAAGATAGTTATTAAATGTATATAAATATCTGAACCATTTATCATTTTATCTAAATCTATAATAAGTTGAGATTTAAATGTCAGAATTAGAATTAATAATTATACTTGATTTAGATGGTACAATTATTGGTAATTGCTGTTTTCAAGCAGACTTGTATAATTTACAATTAATACAAAAAAATAACAAAATAAAATTAATTAATAATTATCATTTGCAAAAATCTTATGGTATTAATTCTAAATTAATTAGACCTAATTTTTTATATTTTTATAAAAAAATAAAACATTTATATCCAAAATCTCTTATATATATATATACTGCATCTGAAAAAAAATGGGCATATAAAGAAATAGAATATATTGAAAAAAATTTACAAATTAAATTTAATAGACCAATATTTACAAGAGATGATTGTGTTTTAAATAGTAATAATGAATATAAAAAATTAGTTAAAAAAATATTACCAAAAATTATAAAAAACTTACAAAATAAAAATAATATAGAAGATAAATTATTAATTATTGATAATAATAATACATTTATTGATTATTTAAATAATTTTATACTATGTAAAACATATGATTATACTTATTTCCTTGATTTATGGAAAAATATAAATTATGATTATTATATTAATAATAATTTAAAAAATTATGTTAATAAATTAATTCAAAATAAAAAAATTAATAAATATATGTATCATGATGATATTTCAAATATTAAAAAAGAATTAATACATAAATGGAATTATAAAAAATATAAAAAAATAAATAAGCATAATAATTATGAATTAAATGACATGTTTTTCGAAAAAATAACAAATGAAATTATTAATAATAAATTTAAAAAATTTAATAATGATACTATTACTTATTTGAGAAAAATACTAAAATAATTTATATATTTAAATATAATTATATTTCTTTATTAGAAACGAATTAAATGGATTGTATTAGTGATGTTTTTTGTTATAAACATAAAAGTTATAAAAATACTGACATAATAGTAAATATTATATATTATGGCGTATTATTTTTACCATTGGTAGTTGGTATGTCTATAGGAGCAATATATAGAAATAAATGGCAAGAAGATAAATATAGGAATTTGATTAAACCCGATTTTTATCCACCTGGTTATTTATTTAGTATAGTGTGGCCTATTTTATATCTAATCATCGGAATGATATATAGTTATTCGCTGTATGATATAGATTGTAGTCCATTTGGATATTCCAAATGTGGTAAAAGACAGTTTTTTAAAAATAGTAAATATTGGATAATACCGATATTGGCATTAATATTTAATTTTTCATATACACCAGTTTTTTTTAGTAAAAATGGATTATTAAATGGATTAATTATTATAATATTGAGTTTATTTTTTGCAATATTGACATTAATTCAGTTTATAATGCAGAAAGATTTTTCCCATACTAAATATATATGGGCAATTTTAGCATTGATCCCTTATATAGCTTGGTTATCTTACGCAAGTTATTTATCATATAACATATATATATTAAATGACAAAAAAAAGGATATAATTATATAATAAGCAATATATATATAAGATTATCGCAAAAAAACTAAAATAAATGGTTTTTAATGGAAAATACTAATACAAACCATACTAAATATCCAATTATTGGTGATATAATATAATTATCAAAAGAATTGTAAACAAATAATATTGTAATTACAAATAATGCATAAATACTTAAAAATATCAATAAATTAAATAAAAAATTATTAATATTATTTTTCTCATTTTTACAAACATAAAAGTATGCAAATAGAAAATATATTGGTATAAATGGCAATAATGATAATACTTTAGTATTATTACTTTTACCAAAATAATGTATTAGTGTTATTATTGTGCCACCAATGAAAAATCTTATATGATATATGATAACATATCACTTCTATATATAATATATTATATTATATTATATTATATTATATTATAATTTTCATATCGTCCTATCTTATTTACTTTAAAAAATGCATAAAAAAAATCGAAATAAATTTTGTATATATTAAAATAAATGAATAAAAAAATATTATTACTTGTTTTATATATTTTATCGAGTGAATGTTTTATATTTGATAACAAATTAGATTTATTAAAAAATGTAAAATATAAAAATATTAAAAATAAAATTGAATTAAATAATAAAAAAATATATAAACGATTTGTTTTTAAAAACAATAAAATTCCTAAATTAATAAGATATATTATACATAATAATTTCTGTTTAAAAGATGCTGAATTAAAACATAGTAGAATTGCTATACTTGCTGTTATTGGAAGATATTTTGCTGAAATTATACACCCAGTTCTTGCTTTAAATTTATATTCTAAAAATCTATTAATCAATAAAGAATTAGTACCATCCTTTTTTAATGGAGGAATGAATAATATTCATTGTATTTTTTATATATTTTGCATATTTTATATTTTTATAATTGAATTAAATCATTTAATTATTATGGTAGATATTACAAATAAAACAAATACGATTACTAATGATAATATACTTGTAAAAACTTATAATAATTTAACACACACACAACAAAATTTATTAAGTAATCTCGAAATTAATTATGGTAGATTATCGATGTTTTTATCATCATGGTTTACTTATTATGAATTAGTTACAAAAAATCCAATTATATATAGTTTAGATTTAATATTTTTTATTGCATTATTAATATTTACAACAGTGGTTTCCATTTTTACATAAAAATTAAAAATTGATTATTTAAAATAAAGTAGTTTCTAATAGATATACAGAGAATGTCAGATAATAAATTACAAAAACCATTCTTGAAATGGGTAGGTGGCAAAACACAAATTATTAATGATATAATTTCAAAAATACCAACTGAAATGAATAATTATCACGAACTATTTTTAGGTGGTGGAAGTGTTTTATTATCTGTTTTATCATTGCAAAAACAAAATAAAATTCTAATTAAAAATAAAATTTACGCATACGATATTAATAGTGACCTTATCAATGTATATAAAAATATTCAAAATAATAAAGAAGAATTATATAAAATTATTAATTTATATATCAATGAATATAATAGTATTACAGGCTCTATAATTAATAGAAAACCTATTTCTATTGAAGAATCACAAACTTCTAAAGAAAGTTATTATTATTGGATAAGAAATAAATATAATAAAATGGATAAAAATACAATAGAATGTTCGGCGCTATTCATGTTTATTAATAAAACTTGTTTTAGAGGTATGTATCGTGAAGGTCCAAATGGATATAATGTCCCATATGGACATTACAAAGAAACACCAACAATAATATCTAAAACAGATTTAGATTATATTAGTGATTTAATAAAGGATGTTGAATTTAAACATAATAGTTTTACTGACTCGATAAAAAATGTTAACGAGGGTGATTTCGTATATTTAGACCCACCTTATGCTCCAGAAAACTCAAAATCTTTTGTTGGATATAATGCAGATGGTTTCAATTTAGAAACACATAAATTGTTATTTAATGAAATTAAAAAATTAAAAAATATAAAGTTTGTTATGAGTAATGCAAAAGTAGATATAGTAACAAATTCTTTTAAAGATTATAATTGTCATGAAATTCTAGCAAGACGAGCAATAAATTCAAAGAATCCTAGTTCTACTACTAAAGAGGTAATTATTAATAATTAACAATGTAATTAATTATATCATCTTTGTATGTTTCGCTATTGCCCCAAAAATATTTGATACCTTTAAAATCTAAATATTCTAATTCTGCAATACAGTTTATTTTGAACCAATCTGATAAACAATATATGTATATAATATTATAATTTGGGAAAGTCCTTGAGTATTGCCATAATTTAAAATCAGGTGTTTGTATTTTTTCACATACAGAACCCGAACATTGCTGAAATTTTTTTTCAATAATGAATATGTTTTTAAATTCTTTATCAATATAACATTCGTCAGGATTTTTACAACCATGTGCTTTATTAATATTTTTATCAATCTCATCTTTCATGCATTCAAAAAGGTGAGATTGTTTAGTTTTAACTAAACTTTTGCTAGTGTTATTAAAATTTATTATACTGAAATATTTGTTTTGTTGAAGTGTTTTTATTTTATCATCTAAATCTGTTAATTTTTCATAAGGTAATCCATTTTTATTAGTGTTCGAACCTCCCGCCCCCGTTCCTTTGTTCAAAGTTTGCATTAAATAACAAATGATTATTACAAATAATAATCACTTTTTTTTATTTAATCCAATCCATCTAACAAATTCATATGCGATATTGAAACTTCTTCAATAATTAAATTATTGTTTTTTTTAATATATGATACCGTCTGTAATAATGTATCTGCCAAATCGTCTTTCTTTTTATATTTGGTAAAATATGTATTTAAATTTTCATTATTTTTAATATAATATTTAGTTATTTCTATACCATCATTTTTATTATTTCTATATTTATCCCTTTTTTGTTCTTTTTTTGTTCTGGTATTATCAATTTTTATAAGAGATTCTGGTTTAAATGTATGATATTGTAGTTTTAAACTTGCATTAATTAATAAAACATTCATATTCAATTTATCCCAATGTTTCAATAAAGAGAAATAACTGAATATTAATAACTGAATACTTTTCATAATACCATTTAAATTTGAAGGTTGATTTTCAATTAAAACATAATCAATTTTATCATATTTTAATTCTTCTAGAGAACCCATAATATTATCTAGTTCATAAAACAGAATTTCAGATATACTATTAAGTCCATTAATATCTTTTTTTTTTTCTACCAAAGTAATAACACGCCAATCTATAATTTCAATCAAATTATTATCTTGATTTAAAATACATAATGCTAAATTTTTAACACCAATATCAAAACTAATATACAACATATAATAAATAAGTTATTATATATTTAAATAATAATAAAAAAGTACATATCTGTAAAAATTATTAAAATTAAAATATTATTTATAATTTATAAAAAAATTAAAGATATGTACTTTTTTTTAAGAAGATAAAGCTTTAAATTTAGCACATATATCTTCAGCAGTTCTGTTAGTGGTTAAAGGAACTCCTACATCGCTAGTTTTATCAACAAATGCAATACCTGGATAACCATTAATACCGTGTGTTTGCATTCTTTTACCACAATTTGGATCAGTATCCATAACATGTTCAAAACAATCACCTAACTCGTTTTTAGTTTTTGAAAATTCACTATCTTCACCAATTGGAGATTCTTTATCTTGCATTCCCATAAATGATCTACAATGTGGACACCAAGAAGCTGTATAAATTACAATCATCTTAGTTTGATTGTATCCCATATTAGAAGAATTAAACCCTTCTATAATATTGTCAGGAGGGGGGGCGACAGGGTATTCATCTGTAACTGTAATTTCCATATCTACCAATGTCGTATCCGTTTTATTATTTAAATTTGACATAAAATAGTATAAAACACCAAATACTAATACTATTAATAAAACAATTAATAAATATTTTGTTGTTTTTCTACTCAATATAGTTTTTTTCATTTTATTATACTATAATATAATAATATAAAAATTAATTTGTAATATAATATAATATATAAAACCATTTATCTAGATTATAATCATTTGGTTCTATTAAATTAAATAAATCGTCACCGTATTTAATATAAATATTATTTAAAATATTTTGATCTTTTCCTGCAAAAAAATCATTTGATATAAAAGTATCTAGCATTGAATAATAAATATTAAACCATTTTTCCATTAAAAATTTAGACGATATTATAGCACCACCACCACATCTATTTATTCCTGTTTTATATTTATATGGTATTATTGTATTTTTATAAGATAACTCTTCTTTTGTAAAATTATTTAGTTTTAATAATATAATCTTGTTCTTATTAAGTTTTTCAACATTACATTTAAAATCATTGGCATTTAATATATCATATAATTTTTCTTCTCTTAACATACCAATGTCGGTCCACATATAATATTCTGTATCAAAATACTTATTTTTAAATGCATCATACATAAATGCAACCTTATTATTCCATATCAAATATAATTCAGTTACGTGATATTTTTCAGGATCTTTTTTATTATCTTTGGTAAAATAATCAATATATTTATAAGTATATAAATCCTGTATATTTATTTTTACTATTTTAGTTTTATTTAAATAATTACTTCTTAATTCTAAAATTAATCTAATTGTTCTATCACAATTACAATATATTACTATATTATTGTTTTTAATAATTGACAAATAATTCATTATCCAAATTTTATAATTTTCCTTTCCATGTTTACTTTTATCAATATCTAAATAACATGTAACTATTGTTATATCTTTATTATTCATTTATTATAATATTTATGCTTTTGTTTTCTTATATTCATTCCATAGTTCTGCTGTTTTTTTGAAAATTTCAGTATTATTCATTTCTGGATTTTCAAGTTTTAGTTCTTTATTTTTTTGTTTTACAAACAAATTATATTCACTTGGTGCTTTCTTAGGAACAACCATTTTTTCCTTTGTTTCCTTATAAGCTTTATCAATCATAGTTCTTAATGTCTTTGCATTATATTGTTTAGTATAATCTATTTCAGATAAAAATGATTCAATTACATGTTTGGTAAGATTTGATTTAGTAATTTTAACAGTGTTTTCCTCCTTAGAACTCATTATGTATTAAATATAATATAATGTTTATATATATTTATCAAAAAAAAATAGATAAAAGTATTAGATTAGACAAAGACATTAGTCATTATGTCATATAACCCATTTTTTAGTTTAAAAGCAACGAATTCTAATATTGCTAGTTTTTCTTCAACGGAAGAAGAAACATATATTTTATTAATTGCTAATGATATTGAAAAACAAACTGAAAATGGAACTATTAAAAATTCTGCTAATAGTAATGCTATTTTGATTGGTGCAAATACAATTAATAATACAACAGACGAACATGAACTTTCAATAACTGTTAGAAATACTAATAATTCTGAAATTATTGAAAATGTTTTAGCAAAATTTAATAATAATAATATTTTATTTAAAACAGATACCATTTTTGAAAATAATATACTTCCAAATAATACAAATAATCAAAATATTGGAAATACTAATAATAAATGGGGTACAATTTATGCAAATGACATTATAGTAGACGGTGCAAATATAACTAACATTAATTTAAATGATAAAACAACTGATGATTTAAATGAAACAGCAAATAATAGATATTATAAAAAACAATATTTTGAAAATGATTTATATGATAAATTAATTAATACAAAAGATATTAATGATAAAATAACACTCGACAATATAGAAAACGGTAATAATTCAAAAAAAATAATTAACGATTACTATAAAGGTACATTAATTGTTGACAATATAATTATTAATAACTATGACCCTACAAACGAAGGATTCAATATTATGTATGATATTAATATTACAAATACCGACAAAGTTTTTGAAGGAGAATCTAATTTATATTTTACAACAGAAAGAGTAAATAATTTAATAAATTACTCTAATGAAATATTATATAATAATATTACAAATTTAATTCCCGATGTAACATCAAATGATATTATTAACATAATTAATCAAACTAGTAACGAAGATTTTATTTTAAATAAAAAAATAAATAGTACTCATTATGAATTATTTACTATTATTAATAGCAATGATAGTATTCTTGATTCTAAAATATCAGAAAATAAAAATAATACAAATCAAAGATTAAATAATTTTCAAACTTACATAAATAATACATTCTACGATATTAATTCAAATATAAGTTCGAATTTTAGCAACATTGATGATATTCTAAAATTATATAATAGCAATTTGAATGTTAATATAAGCAATTTCGAAGAAAATATTAACACATTAGAAGATGATATTGATAACTTTATTACTTTAAATAATCAAAAAATTACTAATACTTCAAATTATATCAAGCAAAATAATAATAATATTTCTAATTATATTATTTTTAACAATAATAATATTATATATACTTCCAATTATATTAAATTAAATGACCAAAATGTTTCAAATTATTTAAATAATGAAATTGAAAATAATTCTAATTTTACTAAATTAATTGAAAATAATATATCTAATTATTTAGAAGTTAATGAACTAATTATAGGTAATATTTCTAATTTTATAAAACAAAATGATAATAATATATCTAATTATTTACAATTTAATGACGAAAATATATTTAATATTTCTAATTTTATAAAAAAAAACGATGAAAATATTTCTAATTATTTACAATTTAACGACAATGATATTATAAATACTTCTAATTATATAAAACAAAATGATACTAATATTTCTAATTATTTACAAT